CAGATTGTCCATCTGCATGATTAATAAATGTTAAAGCAAAATTGCCTCCAGCAGTAATTTTAAAATTATTGTTAGCATTCATATCAAGTGAGCCGTCGTTATCTGCCGTTAAAGCATTACGTTGTGGTGCAGTATATACGTTTGTTTCATCTGTTTTAGGAACTGCCGCTTCTAGTGTTACTGCTCCAGAAGATACAGCAAAGTCTGCACTAGCAAATGATGCTATACCTTTTGCGCTAGTACTTGCATCTGCTACTGCTACGGTAGCTGTTCCACTTGAATAACCAACACTTACTGGAGATGTACCTGCTACTATTACAGCACCTTTTGCACTTGCAGTTCCATCATCAGCATTAATAGTTACGGTGTCTGTTGCTCCTACAACTGTTGTTATAGAATTTCCACCAGCAATATCGACTGTATTTGTAGTAGTTACAGTTTGATTTGTGCCACTATCGGCTGTTAGTACAAAATTGTTAAATGTACCATCACCATCTGCTCCGTCTTGTCCTGCCGCTCCAGTTTGGCCTTGCGCTCCTTGCGCTCCTTGACTTCCAGTTGCACCAGTTGCGCCTACTATGTTTGTTTGTTTAACCCATTTAGTTCCAGAAGTTTGATATTTTGCAACATCTCCTTTGGCGGCACTTGTAAGTGCAGTAGATCCGTTAGTATCTTTCCATGTAAGACCGTTTGCTACGGCTGATGTAAAAACAAATAAATCTTGATCGCTTGGTGAACCTGGAAATGATGTTCCTGTACTCCATATTTGTGTTCCTGGTATGCCAAAATTTAAATTAGCGGCCGCACTATTTCCAGCATTTGCAACAGTTGGTGTTGCGCCAGGTGATAATTTACTTACTGAATTAATTGCTATTGTTGCCGCATTACCAGTAGAACCTGTAGCTCCTGTAGCTCCAGTCGGTAATCCTAAAGCAAAAGCTATAGCTCCAGTTGTTGTATTATATGATGCTGATGCAGTTGCATTACCACCTGCATTTACAGTAGATACAGTAGCAGAAGCACTTGCTGGATATACTATTGCTGATAAAGTATTACCAGAACTGTCAAAAACTAAACCTTTACTTGCCCTTGTTGCCGCATTAGGTAACAACATAGTAACGTCTGTATCTGATTCAGCCAATCTAATTGATCTGTCGTATTTAGTATTATTTTCTTGTGCAATAGCAAAAGTCTTATCTAAATCTGTATTTAAACTTCCTATATTAAAAGCACCTGATGTTGGAAAATCTGTTGATCTTTCAATTACAATATCTCTAAAAATAGTTACTACGGCTGAAGCTACTGCCGCTCCTAATGTTACACTTCCTCCAGTAAAACCTTCGTCATCTGCCGCTGTTCCAGAAACTGTAAATTGCACAGAATTAGGAGAACTTGCTACTCTTGCTCTTGTTGTATCTGTTCCAGCTATTGTAACAATTACTTTAATATCATCCAAAGAGAAAAATGGAAAATCAATAGTAAACGCTCCTGCCGAACCATCACTATTTGTAGTATACTGTACTCTTGCGTCATTATTTGCTATTGTTAAGTTTGCCATATTTTTTCCTTATATATTATTACCTTATGATCTTTATATTAAGCAATTCACATCTATTCTATTAACGTTCTAACACCTGGTAAACTTTGTCCAGGCATAACACTAATAGCCGCATTTGAATTAAATTTTCCTTCAGAACCACTTTTTACTACTTTTGCCGCACTACTTAATAATGAAGAAGTAGGGCCTAATACAGTTGTAATTTTTTTATTTAATGTTTCATTTTTTATTGGTTCACCTAAAAGATTTCCTACACTTAATTTGTTATCTGTTATTGTAGCAACAGCACTTCCAACAGATGTAAACCATCCTCCAATACCACTTCTATTAACTCCAGCAATTAATCTTTCTGTATTATTTGCTATTGGAGCTTGACCATATTGCCTTCTTTTTAATTCTTCTACAAGAACACCTAAAGAAATCATTGCAATAACGCCTGTAGCAAAAGCTGCATCTTTTTCTTGTAATCCTCTATATAAAACTTTATTTACAAAAGCTTGGTTAAAAGATTGATATTGCGCCATTAAACTTCCAAATTCTGTAGAAGTCCAAGTAGCCCTATCTCCTGCACCTGGAGTAATAATAGTTTTATTAATATCCATTTTTAATGCTGAACGAAAAGCTGTTACTGCGGCAGAATCTGTCCATAAATCTGTATTAGGTAAAATAAACCCATCAATATTTTCGTGATGTTNTTTAACTTGTTTTCCTATTCTTTCTAACATTACAGTATCTAAACCAACAGCATTATTTCTAGCTGATTGTTTTTTACTTAAACTTTTNCCAGATAATATTTTTAAAGAGTCTTTACTAATACCATTAGAAACTAATAATCCAGCAGTTTCTTTTTGAATTGTATTATATATATTTAAACCATTCATAAACATAAATATATTAGTTGCATTATGTAATGAATTTTCCCAACCAAATCTATTTCCAAAAATATCTCCTGTATCAGACATAGATAAAGCACGGTGATTTAATTCCATTTCTAATGCTTCTGCCGCATATTGCGCTTCTTTTCTATTCATTTTTTCTATTAATTTATGACCTTTTTTAAACCATAAAGAATGAAAAGCATCTAAAGTTGGTTTTAATCCATGATTCATAATCATAATTCCAATATCAGGAATACTAGATAATGTTGCTCCACCCATCATTGTAATAACATTTAAACTTTTTAATCCTCTAATAGAACGAGATGTTAAATTATGAGGATTTTTAGGAGCTCCAAATGTTCCTCTTAAACGATCTCTTAATGTTCTAATATCTCTTAAGTCATTTTGTAATTCTTTATCTAATTGTTTTTTTTCAGCCGTTGTTAATGGTTCTTGATTATGACCTTTTAATTTTAAAAAATGTGCTTCTTTAATTTCATCTATAACTCCTTTTAAAGTTATATCTCCAAAACGATTAGTTAAAGTTATATCTGTTCCCATTTGTTTTACATAATTTCTTGTTAAAAGCCCTATGTCATTAACAAGATAATCAGAAACTAAAACATCATCAATTTCTAACACTCTTAATTTACTAGCAGAAGGATCAATTAATAAATCATCTCCATCAATTTCTATATAAGGTCTTTCTCTTAAAATAGTAACGATAGCTTCTTCAGCTTGAAATCTTGCTGTTTGTAAAGTTAATTTAGAATTTTTAATCATTAAAGCATTCATTATAGAATTAATAGCTCCAACTCTATCAGCTTCTATTGCTCCATGATTCCAAATTCTAGGAGCATATCCAATTCCATTAGCAGACATAGGTCCTTTAGTTCTTAAAAATTCTATTTTATTATTTAATTCTAATATTTCTTTTTGAGTATTAACTATTTTAACAGAATCTTTAAATTTTGCTTTTTGCAAAACTTCTAATTTTTCTTGTAAAACTGCTACATTTTTTTGATAAGCTCTTCCAAAAATATCAGCATCCATAGCATCTTGTTTAATTTTATTATAAATTTTTCTATAATGCTCTGCTCCTTTTTGAACATGTGCATTATGATGTTTATCACCATTTCTCATAGCCATAGTAATTTGTTCACGAAACTCACTATGTTTCATAATATCTTTAACACCTTTAAATTGTTGCCAAGCGGCTTTTGTTAAAGGTTTTATATTTCCAGTTAAATTATCTGAAGGTTCTAATCCAGCATATTTAACATATTCAGATTCAGCATCATACACAGTCTTTCTTAAAGGAGATAAATAATTAATTGCAAATTGAGTTTCAGCAGATGGCAATGTATTTTTTCCTTCAAAATGTTTATTTTTTAAAATACCACTCATATCTACTATTTGATCTGCAACAGCAACAGAAACATTATTATTACTATTTAATAATCTAACTCCTGGATTCCAAGGAAGTTTTTCTATATTTGTTCCAGTAGATTTAATAGCTTCTTCTCTTAATTCATCATGAATATTTAATTTTCCATCTCTCCAATTTCTATAAGGCCCACTATTTAAAGTTTCTTCATTTAATTTTGCTCCTACAGAACCAGGTTGTTCAAAAACTTCTTCTTGATAAATATTTTTTTTATTACTTATTTGTTTTACATCTTCAAAAGGAACATTGTTTAATTTTTGAGGAGGTAATGGTTTATAAATTCTACTTAATATACTAGAAACACTTCCCATAACTGCTAAATTACCCATTAATCTATCGCCTTGATACGTTACCATATCTAAGCCTTTTACTCCTTCTCCTGGTATATTTGCCGCAATAGCTAAACCAAAACCTCTTTGATACCTACCTACGGCTGATGTTGCTTTAGCGGCTGCTTTAACTGCACCAATTCCTAAGTAAAAACTTGGATCTAATATAGTTAAACCTGCTACATTTCCTAATGCTCCTCCCCAATTACCATTTTTTAATTTCATGGCTTCTTCAGTTTCTTTTTCAAGTTTGTTTAATATGTTACTTGTTTCTGCATGAGAACGTGACATATAAGTATATTGTTTTAAATGAGGAGCGTTTTTAATTCTATCATCTATGTCAGGATGATAATTTACATCTTCTGGAAAATCTTGTTGATTAAATAAATTTATAATATTGTCTATTGGACTACCTATTTTTAATCCACGCATAAAATCTTCAGAAAGAGTAAAATCTTTACTATAAGAAGTTGTTTCATTTTCTGAAGGTAAAGCATTTACAAACCGAGAATCGTAATTTGGGCTAGATTTTTTTGAAAAATCCATTTTTATCTACCAATTCTCATATTTTGTTTCATGCCTTCTTTTAATAATTGAACAGCATTTAAACGCCCTTTTTTTGCTAAATCTATAAAAGTTCCTTCTCCCCATTTTTTTAAATTTTCACCACGAACTTTATAATCTTGTTTTGAATAATGCCATTGATAAAGCATACTAGCCATACCTCTAGGGATTCCTTCTGCCGCATTAGGATTATCAAACAATCTTAATCCATAATTTTTAAATTCAGAAAAAGTTAAACCTAAACCAGGTAATTTATCTTCCATAAACTTATAAATAGGAGAATTTCTATCAGCATCTTGTAAATCATTCATTATGCTTGCGTAATAACTTTTTTCATAACTGTAATTAAAAATTACTGGAGATCTAGTTTCATCTGCATTTTCAATAGATAAAAAATAAGGATCACCATCTTCTCCATGTATATATCCAATTTGATATTCATTTTCTCCATTTTCATTTTTACCTATAAAACGTGTTGTAAATCTAACATCAAAAAAACTTTCTTCTCCAAAATCTTGTGGAGTAAAAATTCGGTTTTTACCTTCTTTTATATCTTGTTCTGACATTAATCCTATAGGTGGTGAAATACTATTTATTTTATCATCATTAAACATTAATTGTATTTCTGCGGTTATTTGAGCATTGCTTGATACACTATTATTCAGTTTAAAAGTTTTATTAGCATCATTAACAATATCTTGTTTTCTCCAAGTAAAAGAATGTCCTTGTTTTGGCATTCCTGCTACCATAGGTATTGCTGTAGGAACATAATCTTCTAAAGACATTAAAGTAGATTTAATAATTAATGCTTCTACTGCTACTGGATCATTTTCATAAATATCTGGATTTACAGAATAAGCATGCTTCATTAATGTAATAGCTTCACCTAAAACTTCTTGAGGAATTTGAAAATTTTTTATATCATAATCTTCAAATTCCTTAATAATAGCTCTTGTTCTTTTTTCATTTAAACCAGGCCAAAATTGATCAAAAGTCCAAGAAGCAATTCCTTCATTTGAATCAAATAAATTTTCCATAATTGTATTCATATGTTCTGGCAAATCATCTAAATTATCTATTCCTTTTACACTTTTTGCAAGAAATTGTGGAATATTTATATCTCCTAAACCACCCAATTCAGGAGAATTATTAAGAGAATTTCTATTTCTATTTAATAAAGTTGGATTAGGATTTATTTTAGTTTCAAAAATTCCTAAAAAATTTCGGTTTTGTCTTTTTCCTTTATCGGGATCAGCATTTATAATTTGTTGTTCATCAGCATATTGTTTTGCTTCTGCAATATTTCCTCCAGAAATAGAATTGTTTAAAGCTGTATCAAAGTTTTTTATCCATATTTGTGTTCGAGCATCTAATCCTCCTTTTTTTGTAAAAAAAAGTTGCTGTTCTTCATTTCCTCTTAAAAAATCACCAATCAAAGGTATAAGATTTTTTAAACTTTCAACAGGTACATTAGATATGTCTTTAATAGATTCTCCTAAAGGAGTTTGCCATGTATTTAATCCTAAATTAATAGAGTTAAATTGATTTGTAACAGCAGAAGCACTTTCTTGTAAAACATCACTATTTGTAATATCATTTTTATTTAATATATATTTTACAGCCTCTTTGCTAGGAACTCCTCCATTTTCCATAACATTTATTAATTCTGTTTTGTATTTTTTTTCTGTATTAAAAGATTTAATTTGAACTTCTTTTTCATTTATAATGGATTGAATTTGAGAAGGGTTTAATTGAGGAAATTCATTTATAAGCCCTGTAAAAGTGTCTGCTGAATTTGTTTTATAACTAAAAGGCCCTCCTTCCATATGAATCCAATCTGATAAATTAGAATTAATTTGTACTGTTAACATTGCATTAGTATTATTTTCTTTAGTTTTTAATTCTGTTACAAGAGTTTTATATTGTGCTACAGCAAAATTATTTATTTTTGCATAAAATTCATCTGAACCAGGGCCATTTAAAAGATGTTCTTTTTTAGGATCTAAATAAAATTCTCTTAAAGTAATATCGCCTATTCCTAATTGTGTAAGAGTATCACTTCTATCTCTATTTAAAACAGAAAGTCTTTCAGTACCTACTTCAGCTCTTATTGCTAACCCAATAGCATATGCTTGTTCAATAGTTATTTCTTTTTCAGCTATTTTTTGTTTATATTCTTTACTATTAGGATCTAAAGTCCATTTTAATTTATTATAAATATTTTCTTTATCAATACTTCCTTGATCTAAACTTTGATAAAGACTGGTGTCATTTAAATAAGTAGCATAATTAACAGCTTGTTCTGCTTTAACTAATTTATTTATTGCAGTAGCTATTGTATTTTCTTTATTATAAAATAATTCTATTTGTTCATTTGCTTTTTTATTAAATAATTCTTTTTCTTCTGCTGTATTTAAACTATTTAAAGTTGTTTTGTTAAAATTAAATATTTTTTCACTTAATTCTTGAAATAATTTTGCGTTTTCTACTTTATCTTTACCTTCTAATGAAATGCCAGAATAAGGCGATAATATAGTATTTAAAGAAAACATTTTTTGATTAATTAATATATTTGATTTAAAATTATTTAATCTTGTTTTATTATCTATTGCATTAAAACCTTCTTTACCATCAGCATTTAAAGATGTTTGAGCTTGTACAAATAGTTTTTCTATTTCTTTATTTAAAGGTTTATTTAAAAGAAGTGCATCACTTTCAGAATCAATTACTGTTTTTTCTAAAAAAGAAATATTTTCATTAATACGTATTCTTTTATCTTCTAATATTTTATTGCCTCTAGCTTTTAATATTGCTGTATTACTAACATCATTTACAATTTCTTTAGTAAGAGCATTTAATTCAGGTGCTAAATCAGCATATGCACTTTCTGAATAAATTGACATTAATTCAGTAACTTTTTCAGGATCATAAGGATTATCTTGCAAAGTTTTTTCAGCAAAATTTCTAACATCTGAATTTAAAGAATTAGCAAAAGAAATTTTAGCACTATTTTTTAAAGATTGCTCATAATATGTATCGCCTTGTGGAAGAGAAGCTAAACTTTGTAAATTACCATCATTATCATAAGTAATCATTTCTTTGCCAGCAAGTTCTCCAGCTTCAATAGCTTTATTTTTTCTATCTTCAAATCTTTGATTTAAAAGATTATTAGAAGTTTGTACTAAAGAGCCCCAACCAGAAGTTAAATCAGGCGTAACTGTCCCAATTTGTCCTGCACCTATAAAGGGCGTTGGTGTTTTTACTTTAACTCCCATTATTTTTGACCATACGTTTTAGATTTTACACCTTTAGGTGGTATTTGACCTTTTTTAAATTTGTTATAATCACCTAAAGCTTGTCCTGCTGTATTAACATATCCACTCATCATAGCCATATTGCCTGATGTTCTTGTATTAGAAGCTGATTGATTTAATTCTTTTGCTTGATTATCACCAGCAGTTAGTATTCTACTAGAGTCACGATTGTATGAAGATAATTGATTTTGTGCTAAAGCACGACCAGTACCTCCTCCTCCTGTTCTGCCATATGCCGCTTGTCCAGCAGATTCAGTTGACATTGCATCTGCATATTGTCTAGCTCTATTACCAGCGGCTTGCTCTGTTTCTATTTGAGTAGCTATAGCTTGTCTTTCATAAGACTGTGCTTGCATTTGCGATTGTTTTTTAGCATTTCTTGCTTCCATTATACCGCCACCAACTTTGACGGCCATCAAAGCCATTGTTACTGGATCACCCATTTAAAACTCCAATTCTACCATTATACCATTTACTGTTAAAGGTAATGGTTCTGTTTGTGTTATTGTTACTTCTCCACGTCTATCCCAACCTAACATCCAAAATTCTTTTCTTCCAGTTATTGTAGTAGGTTCTATAGACAAATCATCATTAACATTACGTATAAGTAAACTTGTTCCTTTTGCAGATACATCTAAACTTTCATTTAAATCTAAAACTGTGCGAACAACACGTCTATGTGTACCAGCAGAAGTTCCTCCTTCTACTTGTAATTCAGGAGCCAATGTAGTTATTGTAGGAGTATAATCTAATCCAACTGTTATTGTTTTAAATGTATCAGGAGATGTTGATAAACTTCCATCAGAACCTACAGTTTTAGATCCTAAACTATAATTACCACTTACTACTTTTACAACAGTATCATCTAAATGATCTAAGCCAGTCCAAGATGCCGTAGCTGATCCAGATACTAATGTTTCAGAAGCATCTAAAGTTAAACTAGAATCAAATAGTTCTAGTAAATATACAACAGCACCATCTATAGTTCTTTTAACAATAGCAAAAACTAAACCATTAATAGATATAATATTTTTATATTCTCCATTAGTAGTCCATTTTGACCAGGAAGCTATTTTTTCATTACGCATAGCCATATATACAGCTAACGAACCATCACCATTTATTATATAAGCATAACTTTCTTGCCCTTGATCATTTTCAGTTTGAATTTCTAATCCAACAGGATTGTCTATTAAATGTCCTGATAACAATGATACTGAAGGTGATAAATATGCTTGTTTAATATCATCATATGTAAATTCTCTTAATGATTTTTTTCCTTTAGATAAAAACACTATAGCTTCATCAAACTCTTTAGCTTGTAATCTTGATGTTCCATAACGAGTTTGTCTACGAAAAGAAACATTACTAGGAGTTAATGGAGCATTAGCACTTGTAGGAGAATACAATTCACTATTATCAGTAAATACTAATAAATGTCTAAATGATAAAACTCCAGTAATTTCAGATACTTGGCTTTCTAAAATTTGTACTTGTATACTGTCATCATCTGCCGCTTCTCCTGCATCAAAATTAAAATAATCAGAAGTTTTAGATGCAAATATAAAATTAGGTAAATCTCTTGTTCCTCCAAAAACTAAACGCCCAGAATGGAAACAACATGATCTAGGATAACCTCTTGTAGAACTTATAGCAGGTTCTTGCCAATCGTCTGTTACATCAGAATTAGTAAGTGTTTCACGTACAGTACATGCCGCTGTTGTTGCATTAGTAATGCTGTTAACAGTAAATTGTTTAAGACCAATTCTAAAATTTTGTCCTGCATGAGCAGAAACCCAAAAATTAGAAGAAGATACAACATTTATGTTACCGCTAGTTCCACTAGGATTAAAAGTTAAACTATCGGCTTCAAATTTATGATAAGGTTGATGAACTAAATTATCTTTTGTTTTGTACGCAAAATTAGTAACTGTAAATGTTGTAGCTCCAGTACGTAATATTTTTTGTGTTACTAAATCTGGATGCGTAACAATCATAGTATTTGCTGTTTGTGCTACAATTAAATCTCCAATCATTCCTGAAGTCCAAGGACAGCTATTAACAGTAGCAACTGTTGCACCTGTTGTTCCGTTATAAACATTTAATGTTGAAGTTGTAAAAATAAAAAAATATAATTGAGAATCAGAAAATATAAACTGTTCCATTTGATGGGCTGTGCCAGACAAAGTAGATATATACTTTGTTCCAGGTCTACGTTTTAAACCACCTTGAGCCAATACACGTACATTACGTAATGTTTTAGCACCATTTGCATAAGCATGAGTATCTACTCTTGAAGATAATAATGGATCTAATTCTCCTCCTGTAAAATTTGTCCAAAATTGGCGAAGAATTGCCATGTTATCTCCTTATATTAGCAAAACGATTTAACTTAATGTTATTTGTTGTAACAGCTTGGCTATCACGAGTTTTAGCTCTTGAAAATTGTTGTTCTGCTAATTGAGATAAAGTTTGAGCTATATCACCTTTACGAATAATAGATAAAGAAAAAGTAGAAGCTAAACGATATACAACATACATAGCAAAATAAGGAGGCCAATCTCCTTCATCAACTCTAAATTGATATGTTGCTGTTAAAGTATCTTCTTCACCTACATCTGCATCTAATGTATAAATTTTATCTTCAAAACGATCATACCTAATTGTAGCATCATCATTAGTAACTGTTTGTATAATTAATGGTTTAACATCTGTAGGTAACTGATAAGCCGCATCCCAAATATCTATTGGAGTATCAGTTAATCTGTTTAATATTTTTTGTCCTGTAGAAAAATTCCAAGGGTGAGAACTCAAACAATCTGTAACAACAGGTTCGTATAATAAATTTGCAGAAAGAGCTTCATCTGTTTTGTCATCAAAACTTGTTAAAGGTTGTAAACCTACTAACACCATAGCTTGTTGAGCAATATCAATTTTAGAAGTTATAGCCATAGATTATCCTTTTAAAAAAAGGGAGAGGAATAACTCTCTCTCCCTTTAATATTATCTTTAGTCAGAGTCACTTGTAGCGGCAGATATATTATTTACATCTACTGTAGTTCCGTCATTAGAACTTACAACAAATTGACCATAAACTGGAGTTCCAGAGGCCGCTGTTGTTGCAAAGATTACATCACCTGCATTTATTTCTTTTGCATAAGTGTTAAAGTAACCAGCTCCATCAATAACTGTAGCCGCATCATCAGATTTATAGTGCCAAATATGAAAACCGTTGCCACTATATGAAACTAAAGAAAAAGTACTTGAAGTAAAAGCCATGTTATATTCTCCTTATTTCTTTAAGTTAGCTTCGATACAACCATTTGCATCAATAAGAGCAGCATTCATTTGCATCTTGTTTAAGATGAAATAACTGTCCTTATCATTGTGGTAATCAATGTTCGATTGAACATCTGCACCAATGGCATGACCGATAGAGGTTTTGTGATATAGAAAGCATTTACGGCAATCTACTGAAGAAACTGTTGCAGAATCTAGACCAGAATGTGGAAACCACATAAAGCCTAACCAATTCTTAGCAGTCATTCCTGAAGCAAATGGAAGTTGATCCATTCCAACATATTCAGCTCTTGAGAATTGATCAATACTCATAAGTTGTGACCAATTTTCCCAACCTATAGCCGCATAACGTTGTCCATCATCAGGAACATCACTATTACCCATAGTTTCCATTACGCCTAATGCCCATGCTAATGTTATTCCATTAGATGTTTCATTAGATGTGCTAGATGTTGTATCTAAAGCATCTTTAATTATGTCGTCAGTTTTTCTTCCTAAAGCATAAGCACCAGATTCTTGTGCTACAACCATTTCATCATGATTAACACGTAGTTGATCTAAATCATCTACCCATTCACCAGCAAACCAATCTTCAAGTGTTACGTTGACATTAGTATGCTCAAGATTCATTGGTGGTACAGAACCAGCTCTAGCTTTTTGAGTAGCAGAGCCTTTACCTATTTTTTGGAAAGTCGTCTTATTTTTTACGCCATCACGAGATCGAGTTGTGTTTCGAAGTTTTGAACCCATACGCTGATAGGCCATGTGAACTCCAGCTTCAAACTCTTCAACAAATGATGTGCTAATGGTATTAAAAGCCATTTAAGCCTCCTTGTTAAAATTAAAAAAAGTTTGTTTCTCGGTTAATCCTCAAGCCTATCTGAAGTTAATCCATTTCTGGGCTTCTGAATGTTGGCAATTTGGGCCGCTTAACACTTTATATTTGTATTTTTAACTAAGGTTTGGCAATTCACATTGCTTTTTAATTTTGCCTTTTTGCTAATTGATCAAATCCAGCTTTAACTTTTTGACGAAACACAGGATCATTTTGTTGAAAATACCTTGGGTCTTTCATCATGTTTTTAAGATCATCTTTAGTTAAGCTATCTTTTAATTCATTGTTATCTTGTATAGATACAGAAGGTTGACCAGCTAATTCCATAATATTTTCCAAAGATTTAATTAATGGAGCTGTAATTGCCATTTGTGACAACACTTCATAATTTTCCTGTTCCATATTAGATTTAAACCATTCATTTACACGCTCTACTCTTTTTTCTCCATATTCACCTAAAGCTTGTATTTCTAATTCTGTATTAGGGCCAGATTGACTAGCCATTTCATGGTATTCTTTTATAAATCCATTAAATTCTTTATCACTTAATCCTAATTGATGTGAGCGATCTTTCCACCAATTCAACATAGGGTCATCTTCAGGTATTTCCATACCTAAATCTTCTGATACTTTATAGTCTTGTGGAACTTCTGGAACATCAGCAAACGCTTCTTCTTGCATTTCTTCTGCCACAGTTTTCTTTAAATCATCTGTACGCTGATAATGTCTTTTTTCTAATTCACCATAAGCATGAGATAACTGTTCTGGGTTTTCAAATTTTTGAGGCAACCAATCAGGTCGATCTGCTTGTACTTCTTGAACACTTTCACTTGCTGGTGTTGCAGGAGCTTCTGATTCTGTTGATGCAACTTCTGTTTCTACTTGAGCTTCTTCATTCATGGGTTATATCCTTTTTGGGTTTATAGTAATTTTTCTCTTTTAAAACCTGCATTTGGTTTTTGTTTTTTAGGTGTAGGCTGTACTGGTCTTTTAGAAGTAGAGTTTTCCATATTTATCATTTTATGAATAGCACCTATTTTTTTTACTCTTTTAATGTGCTGTCCTATAGTATCTCCTGGAAAAGCATTACTTGTTCTATTAGATAACGCTATAGTTTTTTTTGCTTTTTTATATAAACTCATTAATAATCTCCTAATAAGATGGTTTGGGTTTTGGTTTGGGTTTTGGTTTAGCCATTATTTACCTACCTTTTTTAATGCACTTTTATGTGCTTTTGTAAAACTTGTTCCTTTGTTCATAGCTAGTTTCATTGCTTTCATATGTTTTGTAGAATGATGAGAAGCATGTTTTCTTAAAGTTGCTTTTTGTTTTAATGTAAATGCCATGTCTTTATTTTTTTCTATTATTTTTTGCTATGTTATATTCAGTATCAGCTATATGTATAGCATTTCTATATTTTTTATAAACAGTAGTATTAAATGGATTATGAGTATTTCTACCTAAAATACCGCCTGATGCTTTTAACTTAGCAACATTTTCTATTTTAAGTCTAGCTCTTGCATTTTTTAAATCACCTCCAATACCAAAATCTCCTAAAGTTCTG